AAAATATGTATATTTTTTAGATTTAGATTTAGATTTAGATGTATCAAATGAGGCAAATGAAACTAGTTTTCTCTCAATATTTGTTTGAATACTTTGAATTCCATCAATATATTCATTCATACCAAAAGTAAATAATAAAGTTTGTTCATATTGCTTATTATTGTACAATTGATAATAATATTTTAATACATGTCCAATTTGATATATTTTTGACATTGATAATGTATAGTCACATGTGGCAACCATATGTATATCTTTTCCAAATTGCTCAAGAATATCTTGGTTTGCCTTAACTGTTTGATTAAACGCGTCATATGATTTTAAATTTGACGTAACAGATAACCATTGAGTTAATCTGGCAGACGTTGATAAAATGTATTTATGTAGTGATTTAAAATGTGTATGAATAATAGTCATATTTTTATGGAATTGAATACATGACATAATATTTTGATAAAACGAATAAATATAAAACCCAACCGAAATTAAAATATAGGCCTTATCCTGTATATTGGTTGCACTAAAATCCGAAAATAAACGACAAATTGAATGATTACCTATAAATGTTTTAAGTATTGACCAATATTCAGCAAGTGAAATAACTATTCCACGAAATTTAAGTATAATAAGTGGTACACATAACATAATAATAGGTGTTATTAATGCAATAACGGGTGAAATAATACTATATAATCCAGTCATTTGTAAAAATGGTGCAGACGTATTAAGGTCTTCTAAAAAATCCCAATCCATATACGAATAACGGTCTTTAAATTCGTCGTCTGTTTTTATCTCAAACCATAATTTCCAAATATCTTTATAATTTCCATATGTATGACCAGATGGTTCTTTATATGTTTTAATAATTGTTTGAGTATCCATTAAAAATGGAATATCGGTTGTATAATATTTGCATGCTTGAGTATGTGTTATAAAAGACGTATTACCCAGTAATTTTTCATATACATTTGGACTTGATATTTGGTCACCGTTATTAGGAATGTCATCCTTAATTTTATTACGACATGCTAATTCTAAATCCTCTGTTATATTTTCTGATATTTTCATTCGTCCAGGCGTAAACCAAATAGGTGGTTTAAAATTTGACAAAAAATTTGGAGTAGTATTTTGTTCAAGTATTTCGTCTTTGCAAATATGAGCAGTTGAAGATAATGACGGCATTATAAATAAATTATAATTACTTATATTTTACATAGCAAAAAGAAAAAAAAGTATAAACGCGATAAAAATCGTAAAAGTAATTATAAAATATTTTATAATTATTTTATTATTGATTACGGTTACACATAAAGGATATTTTAATTGGCGATTTATTATGGAATACATGGAACATATAACAATTCATTCAGTTGTTCAAATAACATTTGAAGAATACTAATCGTTTTCATAATATATTTATATATCATAACATACCATAAGATACATTGTTGTAAATGACTACTTTTTGGATATATGACCCTAATGAAATAATTAATATACACCGAATTAAAGACATTTTTCCTGTGTCTCAACAAACTTATATTGAAAATATGAATTCAATTTCCAGAAGTATTATTTTATTTGGACTATTAGGAGCAGCCATTACTGGGCGAGTTACTTTTTTAATTTCCGGAGTTGCTTGTCTTTTATTAATAATACTTATGTACAAAAACAAACCATCTTTTAGCCACAATTCAACTGATGCATTTTCAAATAAAGGAGTTGATAATTTAGCATCAAATGTTGATTTTGGACCTGAGAAAATACCCTCTTCAAAACTTCCAACTAAACCAGTATCAATTACATCCGATAATCTACCAGAACTTCTTCAGACAAATTTTGAGACCGGAACATCAAACAACCCATTTTCAAACGTTCTTTTAACAGATATAACAGATAATCCGAATAAACTTTCAGCACCCCCTGCTTTTAATCCCATTGTTGGAGAACAAATAAATAAAAACATGCGTAAAAATATACGTGAACAACATAATGATATTCCAAATGCAGACGAACAAATGTTTGGAGGAGTATTTAGTGGAAATCAGTTCAAGATTTTTAACAGAACGTTTTACTCAACCCCAAGTACTCGTATAACAAACGACCAAGGTGCATTTGCTAAGTTTCTTTATGGTGATATGCCGTCCGGAAAAGAACAAACTCCTGAAGGAAACATAATGCGGGAAGAACGAACTCAAAGACATATACTTCGATAATTACATTTCAATAAAAAATGATTTTAGTTTGACTTATTCATATTATTTATAAAAAGCACATTAGTAATTTAACAATGTCATATAAAAGAATTAACTGTTCAGTTTGTTTAGAAAGAGAACACATCCAGAAAAGCAGCTTTAAAATGCATGCCGAATATAGTTATAGATATCATAATTTTCATGATACTTTTGATACTTTTAATAATAGTCGTTCTAATAACAGTTGTTTAACATACACCCCAAATACCCCAAATAAAAAGATAGGTCTTTTACGAACATTTGATAATAAAACGATACGTACAGCCGTTTCTATTTGGGTCAATCATCCAAACAGTGCTACTGAAATATATGGACATATTCGTGATTGGGATGTATCAAATGTTACTGATATGAGTTGGTTGTTTGCTTATTCATCATTCAATCAATCATTATTTAATCAAGATATTAGTAATTGGAATGTGTCAAATGTTACTGATATGAGTTATATGTTTAAAAATGCAACTCGATTTAATCAAGATATTAGTGATTGGGATGTATCAAAGGTTACTAATATGGAGGGTATGTTTTGTGATGCATATATGTTTAATCAAAATATTAGTTCTTGGAATGTATCAAAGGCTACTAATATGGCGTGTATGTTTTATAATGCATATAGGTTTAATCAAGTTATTATTATGTGGAATATATCAGATGTTACTAATGTGGATGCTATGTTTATTGGTGCAAAAAGACAGAATCGAAATTATATGCCATATAAATTAAAAGGCTGGTTTCGTAAGATAATCCACCTATTTGTTTATGGATGTATATAAGGTAACAAAAAAATTATCCAGTAAAGGGACGAACATCCAACTTCTGGGATATGAACTCAACACTCACTTTTAAACAATTGAATTATAAATATTTTTTTATATTTTTTTATATTTTTTTATAGATATATAAATGATATTTTCATTACTTTTACAAGTAAAGTAATAAAAAAAAGATGTTAACAGGAGAAGGGATCGAACCTCCGACCTTTGGGTTATGAGCCCAACACTCTAACCCCTGAGCTATCCTGTTTTATTGGGTTATTATAAATATTTTTATATTATATATAAACGCCATTATTACTAATACTTTTTATTTTAATTTTGTTATGTTAAAATGTTATATATTGTGCGTTATTTTCTCCAGTCGAGTTAATTAATAATTCTTTGCATGCTTTAAACATCCATTTTGGAATAATATACCAATTATAGTAAGCATATTTTAATATATATAATGGGGTTCTTATATGTAGTGGTATATTAATTTTTGATGTGTGATAATTATTTATATTAGGTTGGTCCTGAACATTATATATGGATAGTTCAATTTGTATTGGTTTTGTAAAATGTTTGTAATTTATTTTTATTCCCTCAACAATAATAGAATTTTTTTGAAGCATATATAAACATTTTGTTTCGGAAACAATACCACTCATAGACAAAAACGCATAAGCATTTAGAGCCATATTTTCTTTATCTTCTGTGAATACATCAATATCAATATCACTATTATTTTGTATGAAATCATTTCTTTGAACACTTCCATAAAAATATAAACGTGTCTCTAAATATGATTCTAAATTTTGTAAAAGAGTTATTGTATAAACAGGTAGTTTAGTATAAAGAGGCTCGGGTTCTTTATGAAATAAATATTCATTTTTTGGTTTAAATAAATTAGTCATATTCTTGAGTTATATATTTTATTTTTTATTATAATTTATAGTAATTGTAATTGAAGTATAAACTACTTATTAATTTAATATGTCATCAATAAAAACAATTTCAATAAACCCTGAATTATTTAGTTTACCTGGAACAAAAAAAACTAAAAAAAAGACCCAAACATCTAAACCAAAATCATCTTTAAAAGAAGATGCTAAACGAAAAAAAAATAGAATTAAAGAATTCCGAAAATCATTTATGCAAAAGCTGGAAATGAATCAAAATAGTAATTCTAACTTAATTTCTCAATCATCATATAAACCTGAATTATCTTCACCTGATGTACTAATTGGTAGTATGCCAAATGAGTTCTCAAATTCAATGGAATATATGAGGCACCATTATGAAAAAACAAACGACCCACCAATTACCACCAATATGAATGACCTTCATGAGGTACAACCAAACGTTCCAATAACTAAAATACAACCCACTGAAATAAAAAAAGAAAGTGACATTCATGAGGTACAGCCAAACTTAAATAATTCAACCAAATCAACACCCGTTCCATACATGCTACAAGAATCCTCAATTATACCTACTTTAACGTCCTCATTGAATTCAAGTTCAAACACGAATATTTTACCAGATAAACCATGGGGGAACCTTAAGGGTGGTAAAAAACTAACATACCGAAATTGGAGAATAAAAACTCAAAAAGCATCTAAAAACAATCAAGAACATCAAGAACATCAAGAACATCAAGAACATCAAGAACATCAAGAACATCAAGTTCAACATACAATTAATATTGAAAATAAAAACACTGAAGAGTCTCATAATATTTCTCCTTCTCCAGTTTTAAGTAGTAATATACAATCATCATTAAAAGGGGGTATTAAAAAAGAACATATTACTCCAAGTATATCCAAAACATCAAACATACTTCCAATTAAAAAACGAATTACAAAAACGAAAACAAGTAAAACTTATAAATTAGGCCGTTCACTTAAAAGTCGTAAAATTAATGTACTTCTTAAAAATAAAACAGTTAAAAATAAAGTTATTGTTGCTAAAAATAAATTAAAACATGTTTCTCTCGTTGATATCAAATTATACCTTAAAAAGCATAATTTAATTAAGTCCGGAATGTCAACCCCACATAGTTTATTACGACATATGTATGAATCGGCTATTATGTCAGGAGAAGTGTTTAATAGTAATGATGATATGTTAATATATAATTTTAATAATCCAAAATAAGATGGTTTTAGTTTTTATTTAACTTAATTCCCTTTTTGTCTGCTGCATTGTGAAGTTTTTCTCTCATTTCTTGAAATTTACGAACATCATCACTTACTGGCGCGGATGATGGAACAACATTTGGAGCCATTTTTGACATCATTGTTTTAGCAATATCACCTCCAACTATATTACTTAATCCAGGAATTCCACCCATTGTATTAAGCATATTACTAACTTCACTTATTAATTCGTCTTGGGTTAAATCTCCTGATGCCAGTGAATCGTCCAATGTTTGTTTTGCGTCCTTCATTATACCCATTAAAACATCCGGATTTTTCATAATACTTTCAAGTTGTTCTTTTGCCATATCTTCACTGCTTTTAGCTTGAGCTGAATGGTCTGCATTAGGAACTGGTAGTGATTTAAGCGCCTTATCAGCAATATTTTTTGTAATTGACCCTAACTTACTATTTAAAAAATCACTCATACCCGAGTTAATTGTATCAGATATTTCTGGGTCTGGCATATTACTCAAATTACTAAACATTTCTTCAATATATGATGCATGATCAATTGGTTTATCTGGGTTAGTATTCTCACTCGTATTATTATTGGCTGTTGTATCAGATGACATAAACATATTATTTATCATTGTATTTACAATATTATTTTTGTCATTAATTGAACATGCGATTAAAATAAGATAATTCCAAATAGCCGTTTTTGTTTCTGAACTAATTTGACTGGAAAAAAGTTTACGAAATGGAATATTAGGTAAAAAGTTAATGTCCACGTCATGCTCGGAATTATTTGTTGGAAATTGTTTGTTCATAATTACTTGAATATGTTGGGGGTACACTGAATTGCAATGGTTATATAAAAGATTTAAACTTATTTCTCTCGATTTATTATAATTAATTAATTTAAGTTCTTCATCTTCAATAGAACTAAAATCATCTATTGTTTTCCACCATCGTTTAATAATAGGTGTTAATTCAGGAAAGGGCTTTTGTATGTCCACAATAAACCGCTCCATAGCTGAGCAAAAATTATCAGGTGGTAATGATGTTGATTGAGTTGACATATAAATAGTATAATAATAATATTAATAAACTATGTGTTTATATACCAAAACTATTATTATTAGTTGTTATTTTCTAATTAAACATAAAAATATAATTACAAATATAATTTAAAATGTTTGAAACATTGGAAGAAATATACGCAACGTATAATTATGATGATACATATATTGAAAATTATTCAAATATAACTGATTATATTTTAAACTTATATAATAATAATAATAATATTGAATTTAATAGTTGTGATTCAAATAAATTACTTTGGAATGCATGTTATTATAAAGACATTAAAAAAGATTATGATGAAATGAAAAAATATTATTTAATGGCAATTGAGTTGGGTAATAGTACTGCTATGTATAATTTAGGTCATTATTATAAAAATATAGAAAAACAATATGATGAAATGAAACAATATTATTTAATGGCGATTGAATTGGGTAATAGTACTGCTATGAATAATTTAGCTCATTATTATCAAACCATAGAAAAAGATTATAATGAAATGAAACAATATTATTTAATGGCGATTGAGTTGGGTAATAGTACTTCTATGTATAATTTAGCTAATTATTATAAACATATAGAAAAAGATTATGATAAAATGAAAAAATATTATTTAATGGCAATTGATGTAGGTAATAGTACTGCTATGAATAATTTAGGTCATTATTATGAAAATATAGAAAAAGATTATGATGAAATGAACAAATATTATTTAATGGCGATTGAGTTGGGTAATAGTATTGCTATGAATAATTTAGGTTATTATTATCAAACCATAGAACAAGATTATGATGAAATGAAAAAATATTATTTAATGACAATTGATTTGGGTAATGATATTGCTATGAATAATTTAGGTCATCATTATGAAAATATAGAAAATAATTATGATGAAATGAAAAAATATTATTTAATGGCGATTGAGTTGGGTAATGATGGTGTTATTAGGCGATGTAAACAAAACAATTATTATTATGATAATGATATTAAAAATAAAATATTATACAACCCGTTTAAAATAATTGAAGAAGAAATTATGTGCCCCATAACATTGGAAAAAACAAACAAATGTTTTATAACAAAATGCAATCATAAATTTTCAGATGAAATAGTAAAATGTTTAACATGTCCTTTATGTAGAACTATAATAGGATAATTTAGGTTATCATTATGAACATATATTGGAAAATGATTATAAAATAAAAAATAAAATAAAAAATATATTATAAACATTTTGTTTAATACATTAGTATTTTGGGTTTAATAATACCCATTTAGTACGCCATTCTTCAAAGTTTTTGTCCTCACCCCACCATTCATTTTTTGTGGGAAAACGGTTATATTTTTTTAGCATTTCTTTTTTTGTAAGACCTCCTCGATGAGCAAGATTTTTGGCTCTTGAAAATTTATGGGTCCATGTGCTTCGATAAGCATAATTTTTTTTATTTACTTCTAATTTTACCATTTTAAAATAAAATACTATATTATATATTTTTATTTATTTATTTATAAGTTTCTCTCAATAATAATATTTAATTGAAAATATTTCATAAGAATGTGATTTTAATTAATTTTATAGTATAAAAAAATGAATTATGAATTGTATTATTCGTAATACATATATAAATACGTTAATATTCATCAAATCAAATGTTATCAACAAATTTTAATTCTAATTGCAAAACACGTTCTAATTCAATTATTAAAGATTGTGCGTTTTCTAATTTAAAACATCAAAATTTACCTGATAAAATAAAAGACGAATTTGACTTAAAAAATGAATCATACATTGAAACTCCTTGGGATTGTATTCAATTATATTTTAAAGACCCATTAAAACAACTGGTTAGACATCATATTGAATCTTATAATTATTTTATAGAACGACAAATAGAAAAAACAATTCAAATGTTTAATCCATTTAAAATTCAAAGTAAGCAAACTCGTTATTTTCCAGTCAAACCACTTCCTGAATATGTAAAAAACGACGATGGAAGTGTTGAAACAATTGAACTGGACGAAGTTGGGATGGTGGAAGTAAGTGTCATTCAACCGGATGGTTCAATTGTTCCAACTGTTGTTGAACAGCCGTCCGAGCAAACACTTATTACTGTACATATTACATTTATTAATTTTGCTATTCATCAGCCAGAGATTCATGAAAATAGTGGAGCAATGAAAAAAATGCTTCCAAATGAGGCTCGTTTAAGAGGGTTTACTTATGCTGCTTCAATGACGGTTGATTTAAATATTCAGTATATTATTCTAACTGGACCTAATTATGAAACACGACAAATACATAATGTATGCTTAAAAAAAATTCATATTGGTAAAATGCCTATTATGGTAAAGTCATCTGCATGTGTATTATCACAGTATAAACATGTACCAAGTTCAGAATTAGGTGAATGCCCACATGATATTGGGGGGTATTTTATTATAAAGGGTTCAGAAAAAATTGTTATAAGTCAAAAAAAAATAGCAGATAATATTATTATATGTAATTTAGTTCCAAAATCGTGGGACCTTCATAGTACATACTCATGGGTAGCAGAATTAAGATGTGTTCCAAATGATTTATGTATTTCTCCTAAACAGGTACACCTATATTATAAACGCAAAGAAAATAAGAGAGGGAGTGGTAGCGGAATTCATGGTCTCCCAATTCATGTAAAACTACCTAAAACAAAATCAATGATTCCTCTTGTTATTGTATTTAGAGCGTTAGGTGTTGTTTCAGATAAAGATATATGTAAGTTAATTGTGGATGATTTGGATAATTCTAATATGGGTGATATATTAAATGCTCTTAAACCCTCAATTGTTGAAGCCAATATATATTTAACCCAAGATGAATGTATTGCATATATTACAAAACGAATACAATTTACACCTATAATTAATAATGGAGAGAAAAATAAAGAAACGGGAGAAAAATTAAAACGCGAATTTGCTGAAGAGATGATTAATAATGATATATTTACACATTGTAAAACTCTTTCTGAAAAGCAGCATTATTTGGGATACATGACCAGAAAATTACTGGATTGTGTTCTTGGATATCGAGAACCCGATATGCGTGATTCTTATATGAATACTCGTATTGAAACAACTGGAGTTTTACTAAATACACTACTTAGAAATCATTTTAATAAGGTTGTTAAAGAAATGGAAATTCAAATTGTTCGAGAAATAAATAATGGAGCTTGGAAATCAACCTATGATTATGGAAATATTATTAATATGACTAATATTTATAAAATACTTAAACCATCAACAATTGAAAATAATATTATTCGAGCACTATCTACCGGAGATTTTGGGGTTAAGGGGCATAATACAAATAAAGCGGGAGTTGCTCAAGTTTTAAATAGACTTACATATGTTTCAAGTTTAAGTCATGCCCGGCGTGTTTCAAACCCAAATAAAAGTGGCAAATCAACTGAACCAAGAAAACTAAACG